TGTCGAATTCGGACAACGAGATCCCGAAGCTTAAAAACGCTTTAGAGGAAAAATACAAATCAACAGAAACAAAAAGATTAGATCCAGAAAATATTCAAGGAGTTTTTGATAAACTTCCAGAACCGTCTGGTTGGAGAATGTTAGTATTACCATTTACTCCAAAAGAAAAATCAAAAGGTGGAATTATATTTTCACAAGAATCTTTAGACAAAGCAAGAATCGCAACTAACTGCGGTTACGTTTTAAAGATGGGACCACTTTGTTACAAAGACAAAGAAAAATTTGAAACAGGTCCTTGGTGTAAAAAAGGAGATTGGGTGATCTTTGCAAGATACGCTGGATCACGATTACCAATAGAAGGCGGAGAAGTCCGTCTCTTAAACGACGATGAGGTTTTGGGCACTGTTAAAGATCCAGAATCTGTATTGCATTACATTTAACATAGGAGGAGACTATGCAAGAACAAGAAAAAATGGTTGACATTGATACTTCTGGTCCTGGCGCTGACATTGAGTTAGAAGAACAGAAACAAGAAGAGATTGTTGAAACTAAAGAAGACCCTAGCCCCTCGACTCCCGATGCTACCGAAGAGAAGGTAGAAGCGAGTGACGAGAAGCCAGAGGCTAATGAACAGAAAGACGAATTACAAGATTACTCAAAAGACGTACAAAGAAGAATCGCGAAACTTACAAAAAAGTGGCGAGAAGCTGAACGTCAAAAAGATGAAGCATTAACATATGCTAGATCAGTTAAAGAAGAGAGAGACAGTTTAAATAAAAAATATAACAGTCTTGAAACAACTTCTTTACAAGTTAGAGAAGAAAAACTTAAATCATCATTAGAAGCCGCTAAAGCAAAACTTGCAGCAGCAAGAGATGCAGGCGATATTAATGTTGAATTTGAAGCTCAACAAGAAATTGCAAAAGCTGGTTATGAGTCAGCAAGATTGCAAGAACTTAAGTCAATGGCAGAAAGTCAAGCTGCACAAGTGACTAAGCCTGCTGATGTTAGGATACCACAAGCACCCGAACAGGTAGTTGATCCTAGAGCAGAGGATTGGGCTAGTAAAAACAAGTGGTTTGGTAACGATAAACCTATGACATATACGGCTTTTGACATACATAGAACACTTGTTGAAGAGGAAGGATATGATCCTAAATCTGACGAATATTATGCTGAAATTGATAAAAGAATAAGACTTGAATTTCCGCAGAAATTTGATACAAATAAGACAAATTCGACCAAACCTACACAGATAGTAGCTTCAGCGAAGCGAAGTGTGAAACCTGGTCGCAAAACTGTGAGACTCACCCCTTCTCAAGTTGCAATCGCTAAAAAATTAGGAGTGCCATTGGAAGAATATGCGAAACAATTAAAAATCACGGAAGGAGTATAAGCATATGGAAAACGATAAAACAAAAACTTCTCGTGCGAGCCAAACTAGAGTTTCTGATAAGAGACCTACAACTTGGACTCCACCATCATCTTTAGATGCACCACCTGCGCCTGATGGATTCAGACACAGATGGATAAGAACAGAGGTATTAGGATTTGACGATACTAAAAACATGTCAGGTAAATTTAGATCTGGCTGGGAATTAGTTAGAGCAGATGAGTACCCTGATTTTGCTTATCCTCAAGTGGCCGAAGGCAAATACGCAGGAGTCATCGGAGTTGGCGGCCTTGTGCTGGCAAGGATACCAGAAGAGATCGCAAAAGCTCGAGAAGCCTACTTTGCACAACAAACTAGGGATCGAGACGAAGCAGTTAACAACGATCTTATGAAGGAGCAGCATCCAAGTATGCCAATCAATAATGAGAGGCAGACTCGTGTAACTTTCGGTGGTACAAAGAAAAGTTAATTTTTTAACGATTCTCGGGTTAATCCCTACCATTGAATTAACATTAACCGTAAAACTATTTAGTTAGTTTTACAAAAGGAGAAAAAATATGGCAAACCAAGACGCTGCTTTCGGATTGAAAGCAATCGGCAAAGTTGGTCAGAATAAAGATAACCAAGGTTTATCTGAATACAGTATTGCTGCAAGTTCATCTGCGATCTATCAAAACGATCCAGTGAAAACTGCGGGCGGTTACTTACTAGTAGCTGGCGCTGGTGATACTTTAAGAGGAGTACTAAATGGTGTCTTTTACACTGATGCTTCTTCAAGCAAACCAACTTGGGCAAACCATCTTGAGGCTTCAAACACTGCGACTGACATTGTCGGTTTCGTAGCGGATGATCCTTATGAAAGGTTTGAAATCCAATCAAATAATAGTGGAGCTTCTGCTGTAACAGACGTAGGTAAAACTGCGGATCTAGTTTACGCAGCTGGTTCTTCACCAAACTATGTGTCTAAAGTTGAGTTAAATGACTCTACTCTTAACACGACTGCACAACAATTAAAGATCATGGGAATCTCAAAAGATCCAGATAATAACGATGTAGCTTCTGCTAACGTTAACTGGGTTGTAATGATCGGTGAACATGAACTAGTTGTAGCAACAGGAACGTAATAGGAGAATAAATTATGGCAATATCACGATCACAACTAGTTAAAGAACTAGAGCCAGGATTGAATGCACTATTCGGCCTGGAGTACAAAAGATACGAAAATCAGCATGCTGAGATTTTCGACAGCGAGAATTCAGACAGAGCTTTTGAAGAAGAAGTAATGTTATCTGGATTCGCAAATGCTCAAGTTAAACCAGAAGGTTCTGGAGTAACTTTTGATAGCGCTCAAGAAACTTTCACTGCTAGATACACGCACGAGACAATTGCTCTTGCATTCTCAATCACTGAAGAAGCGATTGAAGATAACTTGTATGACAGATTATCATCTAGATATACAAAAGCATTAGCAAGATCTATGGCGAACACTAAGCAAGTAAAAGCTGCGAATGTATTAAACAATGCATTCAGTGCTAGTTACACAGGCGGTGATGGAAAAGCGCTTTTAGCGACTGACCACCCAACTATAGCTGGTACTTTTTCAAATGAGTTAGCAACATCTGCTGACTTAAATGAAACATCTTTAGAGCAAGCGATGATTGACATTGCTGCTTTCACAGATGAAAGAGGCTTAAAAGTAGCTGCTAAAGGTATGAAAATGATCATCCCTTCTGAGTTACAATTTACTGCTGAGAGACTGATGAAATCAGCTCAAAGAGTTGGCACAGCTGACAATGATATCAATGCAATCAGATCTATGGGGATGTTACCTCAAGGTTATGTAGTTAATAACTACTTAACTGATACTGATGCGTTCTTTATCAAAACAGATGTACCTAACGGTCTTAAAATGTTCGTAAGATCACCAATCAAAACTGCTATGGAAGGCGATTTTGATACTGGTAACGTAAGATACAAAGCTAGAGAAAGATACAGCTTCGGCTGGTCTGACCCTAGAGGTATCTTCGGATCACCTGGTGCGTAATCACTAGATTAACGAAAAATAAATTAGGGCGATCCTTGTGGTCGCCCTTTTTTTATGGTAGAAAGAAAAACTCATGAAAACATTTACCGTACAGATTAGATCCAGAGGATACTTCACAAAGTTTAATGTGACTTGCTTAGACAGCGAGGAAGCGTTAAATGATGCGATAGTTGACAAACTAGGACAATCTGATATAGTATGGGAACCAAGTGGATTTTACGATACCCGTAAAACCTGGATAACCTATGAGGAGGTTAATGATGCAAACACACGTTCAATCCCTTTACAAACAGAAGAAGGGTCTAGAACTACAATGGGAGCAGCACTATAACGATGAGGGTAGATATACTCTCGATATGGTTAGGATTGATAACAAAATTAGAGACGTTATTAATCACATTAAATTAGCAGAAGCAAAGCAAGCTAATTTAGTTAACAAAATAGAAGACGCTGCACCTCAAGTTTCAGTAGCTACTTAGTAAAAACGCTACTACATTACTAAAAATCACAACTTCAATACAAGATCGCTTGCACTCTATTAAAATCTGATATATAAAATTATTACTATACAATAAACTTTCACATAGACGCGTATAGTCGACGGCCTAGAGACTATGTGGAAATAACTAGGAGGATAATAATATGGCAACATCAACATTCCAAGGTAAGATTAGATCTTACGGCGGACAAGACAAATCATCAACAGCAACACCAGGCGTTGTAGTTTTATCAGAAGTAATTTCTTTTAATGCTGCAGGTTCAAATGTAGCTGTAAGAATTGGTACATCAGCAACAGCTGGTAACACATTTACTTTACCAGTAGGTGCAGTTCCAATTTCATTTTCAGTAGTAGGTGTATCAACAGGTGCAGGTTCTACTTGTGATATTGGTTCTACAGCTGATCCAGATGGTTTCTTTAACGAAATCGCAACAGTAACTAAAGGAACTCTTAAAGGAGCAGATGGCGCTTTAGTAGTAGCAGGTGGAATCACAGCTAATACTCAAGTTACAGCTTCAGCTGGAGCAACTGCAGGAACTGGAACTGTTACAGGTGTATTTACATACGCTGTAGTAGATAACGGTACTGTTGGAGAAGCACAGTAATTAAATAATTAGTGGAGCTCCTTCGGGAGCTCCTAAAATTTAGGAGAACAAAAATGAGTTTTAAAAGCGATATACAAGCAACAAGATCAACAGCAGCAGCTGGAGCAACAGCAATAGTTGCGCAACCAATAAGATTAAGAGGTATTATAATTGCT